ACTGTAGCGTTAGGGTTTCTGGCAAGTGCAACTTGACGTGCATCTTGATAGTCTTTAGCAATAACTTCTTCTTTGAAGACAGTTCCTGCTTTGTATAGAGTTACTTCGCATTTCATAGTTAATAGTTGTAAAGGACAAGCTCTTTTCTAGATGCCTGATCTATATTATAACTCCCTACAGATCTCATGGTGTAAGTGTGTGCAAATTCTGCAACTGTCCACCCATCAAAACGATCTCTAATAATTTGATCAGAGTTATAAGAGACTAACTGACTACTAGCATATCTATCACACTGGATAGCAAACTCATCATGATCAAATCGTTTATGCATTGTGCCTCCTTTACCACCATAAAGATTATCTTTAATCTCATAGGGAGGATCAAGATAGATGAAAACACTTCTGTCATCAGAAAGAAGTTGTTCGTATGATTCGTTAGTAAACTTCCAGTTAGTAATCATTTCTTGATAACCAGTTAACTTTTCTATTCCATTCATTGAAAAATTAGAAATAGATGCTTGTTGAGAAAATGAAGAATTTTCTGTTAGTCCACTGAAAGAACATTTATTAACAATATAAAATCTAACAGCACGATCTAAACTATCAAGAGTTTGATCATTGACTAATTCTTTTGATTCTACAAATAGTCCTCTTGCTTTATCTGGATTAGGATAAAGAGATTTATATTCAATTAGTTTATCTTTAATTTCTTCACCATTGTTTTGTATCTGTCTCCAAAAATTGTATAGTGGTTCATACAAATCATTTACCCAAATTTTTAGATGAGGATATCTTTTACTAACCTCAATAGCTACGCTACCACCACCTAAGAATGGTTCGCGATACTCAGTGTAATCTGATAGATTAGGAATAAATTGAAACAGTTTACTTAAAGCACGACTTTTTCCGCCAGGATATCTAAGAGGAGTTTTGTGTGATTTAGTCGTCATGATCATCCCAAGGGTCAGTTAAATTTTGATTTGCAAAGAATCCTCTGTATATTCCATAACCTGCTAACAGTATTGTGATAACTGCAATTGAAATAGGAAATGTTATATTAGGATCAAGGGTAAGGTGTGGGATCATCATTTTTTAAACTCGCAACTCATCATGATTTCTGTTAGACATGCTAACATATTGATCTCTTGATCTGGAACAAGAGTAATATCCTTCATATACTTTGCCATAATAAGAACTGCTTCTGGTATAGATGGTGGTTTTAATACACCATATAAACTATCATATATCTTTCTCATAACAGAACTAGGATCATTGTCCATATGTTGTACTACCCAGTTCTTTACTGTAGTAAACTCTTTCTTTGCTAATGCCGAAAGAAGATTATCAAGATTGACATCAGCAATATCCACGAGAATAGCTGCATCAATGGCTCCATTAGCAGAATAGCGTTGACACTCATTGATAAGCCTGCGCCAATCAGGATAATACCGCTTAATAAGTTTAGCCAGAACTTTGTCTTCAAACGTAACTTTCTCATCTTTAAGAATCCCTCTCAATCTATCAAAAAATTTACCTTGCAATTGAACTGATTGCTCAGGTTTAATTCTAAAGTCAACAACTGTACATCTAGAATGTAATGGTTCAATAATCTTATTGATAAAATTACATGTGAATATAAATCTACAGTTACTATGAAACTCTTCTACAGCACTCCTCAATGACAGTTGTACATCGTTAGTAGTGTTGTCTGCTTCGTCAATGATGACAACTTTATGTGATGCACCTGATGTCAATGATACAGTTGTAGCAAACTGACGTACACGATTACGTACAGTGTCAAGGAAACGTCCTTCATCAGATCCATTGATCATGATATAGGATGCACCTATCTCATCACATAAAGCTTTTGCAATTGTAGTTTTACCTACACCTGCAGTGCCACTCAAAAGAAGATTAGGTAGTTCTCCTTGGTCAACAAAACCTTGAAACACTCTACGAGTGCTGTCAGGGAGAATACAATCTTTCACAATCTTGGGACGGTATTTCTCCACCCACAAAAATTCTTTACTCATAATAAAATCCAATCAGGTTTGCGTGATGGGTCACGCAGATAATTTGTAGCAACCCAAGGTTTGGATGCAATGTATTTTTTGTATGCAGTGAAGACATCAATACTTGTATCGTATTTGAACTCGTCAGGACCTGCAAATGCAAATGTCTTAGGTTTGTATGGATAGGGTGCTGAAGGAATAATAGTTGTTGCTTCCTCTAGTGTTTTCTCGCAACTATGAACCTTAGCATATCTCCATTGATATTCATTGCACAAAGCTAGACCATGTGCAAGTAACCACCATGTATTTTCTAGACAAGAGTTTGCCCATACAGTGCATGGATGATTACGAAATGCACCTTTCTCTGTCTTGTATGGTTGACCATCAAGACGATGCAACTCGCCATAACCATGACCCCACTTGTCGGAGCATACAATAGAAAGCATCTGACAAGTTTCTAGAGGCATCTTGACAATATGCTTGTCAGGTAGATGTCTAGCAGATAGAGTTGGTGATGGATCAGTTACAAAAATATTCAAGGTTCTAATGCAATGTAGTAAGTTAAGTCTACATCAGTATTAGTCCATTCGGAAATCAAATGTTTAGATACCTTAACAGTATAGTCACCTGGTAGAACACGAATGTTCTCAATCTTAAGGTCAAGAGAAAAGGTGCCAGTAGTACTACCTGCCAAAGTGAGATCGTAAGTATTACTGGTATCATTTTCTTTGTCTCTGAGAATAAGTTTGATAGTGTCAGATCCTTCTTCGGAAAAGAATGTAAGATCAGGCAAGCTATAAATGGCGGATGCCTTCTGTAATGCTAGAAGATCATCACTAGAAAGATTGAACTGAAGATCAGAACCAGGAAAATTTACATTTCTTTCTGGTGCAGACTTAAGAGTAATCTCAGGATCAGAAAAGTAATACTTAGCAGATTGACGACCACCTTTTATGTTTACAAAATCAGAAGTTGTAAACTCTAATTGAGGATCGTTGAACAAAGAGATACCACTAAGAAACTGACTTAGGTCATAGATCGCAAAGTCAGTAGGAAAAATTTCTTCACCAGTAAACTTTGCTAGAATATTCTCAGCATTAGAGATTGTTCTTACAGTACTTCCTTTACGAAAAACAATAGAAGAGTTGATCGTACTAAAATTTTTGAGAACGTCTAGTGTTTTTTTAGATAAAGTAACTTTACTCATGATGTAGATTTGTTGTGAAAATGTAGAAGTAATACTGCGTAGTGAACAACTTTAAAGATGTCCTTCTTTGCTGTACCCTTCTTGTCATAGCGTGAAGCATATTTTAGTATGTTAGACCTACAGAATGCTTCTGCATCACCAATAGCATCAATAAGATCAAGGGTTTGAAACCCATCACTTTGACTATAGTGTGCTCCATAGGTATTGGAGATGTAGTCAGAGATCTCGTCAAGAATCTCTTTCTCATTGTATTTCAATTCTTACTCCAGACATGTTCTATGTCTCCATGATAACATTGAAATTCATTTCCGTCAAGGTCAATCACATTTATTTTATGTGTTGCCTTCCACTCCTCACCTCCGTCTCCTATGATGCGAACACTCCTACCGTCTTTAAGACGGAGGATGTGTCCTAGATATCCATCAAACTTCTCCTTCATTACTCTCCTCCTTGTCAAGATCAACTCCTGCATCAATCTTATCATATAACTCAATGAAAGATTGCTTAGTCTCTTCATCAAAACGATTGACACAAACTTTGATAGCTTTTACACGATTGTTCCAGATAGCATATGCTCTCACAATGTGAACAAGTCTTCTTGTACTGATGACCTCATCAATACCACCATCTTTGAAAGTTCTACGGATGATGTCTGCCCAGTTAGCAAGATTCTGATAGAACTCTGTGTCATTCTTACCAATAGTGGCAGCAACCTTTTCAAGAATCTTCTGCTCTGTCTTAGGAGTAGGATACTCTTGCTCAAATGTCAAAGCAAATCTCTCAAGGAATGCTTCGTT